ACGCAAGATCAAACCCTGCGTCCTTGAGTTCGGCTAACTCCAGACCCAGAAGCTCATCTTCCCAGGAGGCGTTCTCGCCGATTTTGTTGTCAGCCAGAATCAGTGCGCGACGCTGTGTATCGGTCAGGTGATCAAGGGTCACGACCGGTACATCGCTCATGCCAAGCTTGCGTGCGGCTAAAAGTCGACCGTGCCCTGCGATTACATTGTTTTGACCATCAACCAGAATAGGTGCGCCCCAGCCGAACTCCCGGATACTCGCTGCAATTTGCGCAACCTGTGCCTCTGAGTGTTGCTTGGCATTTCGAACGTAGGGGATCAACAATTCAATGGGTCTGTAGTTGATCTGAAGCTGATTCATTGAGCGTAGCCATAAAAAAAACCGCCAGGCGTTCATGCCAGACGGGTCAGAATTTGTATTTGGTTCGAGACACACTTCTCGCGACTATAGCTGTAATGTATCTTCAAAATCAGAAAAGTGCGACACCCCAAAATCCGATCAACTTTTGAACCAGTAAGCACGTTCCCTCATTTGTTCGTGATAGTTGTCAACGTCTATTAATTTCTTTGTTCAAGATTAAGACAAATGAGGTGTATGGCCAGCTCCCAGCGGCGTTGAGCTGTGCGTGGCACACAGCCAAACCTTTTACCGATTTCGTTCCATCGATACCGTTCTGCACGCATCCAGACAAGTTTTCTTTGCTCAACCTCTAGCCATTGGACCCATTGCATAGATGTCATCATCCGTTCAATTTCAATAGGAGAGGGTGGAAAGCGATACTGAAGGGTTTTGTCCTGTGCAAATCGTTCGTATTCTGTTCGGACGATAGTGGGCCAAAGATTAAAGTAGCCCTGTACGCGCACAGCAGGAAGTCTTCTTGCCGTGGAGGCGGCTTCAATTAACCGGCTGGCTACCTCTTCAATGCTGTGAATGGGAGTGCTTGGTCCTGTGCTCATTTCAAAGCTCCTGCGTGTCGAGTACCCAGTGCAAAAGTGCTAAAGCGTCGGCTTCGTTATCGTCTGAGACCGCATGACCAAGTGCCTGCATCGCGGCTATAACCGCGTCTTTGCCCGCATTGCCCTGACCGGTTGCGTGACGCTTGATGGTTCCCACAGGAACCCCTTGGTACGGAATGTTGTGGTGTTCGCACCAACTGGTAAGCGTGGCCAGAAGACCACCATAAACATGCGCGGCATCAACGCCAGCGTGTCGACGTACCTCTTCGAAATACACGGCATGAATATCTCCGGCCAGTGTATTGATCTCAGACAGCCAACGCTTGAATCTCAGGTACCTCATCCCACCACCCTCAAAGCGCTGAGGCTTAAAACTTGCAATCCCGTGAATGATTTGTCCGTCTGCGCCTTGCATCGCCCAACCGGTAGTGGTGCCCAGGTCGATCGCAAGGACGATCAGTCGATCGGTGACCTTAGCCTCATCGATTGAGAAACCACTCCTACGTAACGGCGAGGGATCCTTTGGTCCCTCTCCTACGTAGTAGGAGGGGAGTTTTCGCCAACTGAATTTTTCCTTCAAACCCAGTTTCCATAAGGGTTTGCGGTCAGTTGGCAAGTTGGCAGCGTTGCCAACTGCCAACTTTGCCAACTTAACCCTAAGCCCTTGATTTGTATAGGAAGTAAGTTGGCAAGTGTCTGCCAACTGAATCCAGTTGGCAAAATCGGGAGTCCAGTTGGCAAAATTTTTGCCAACTTGTTTCTGCATGTCTATGTGGGTTCCTGCGTACTCATGTGTGCCAAAGCTAGCCTTTACAAACTGATTACCATTTAGGACGTTTGCGAGGTGGTGTGGATCAATGCATACATATGAGATAGGGATGCTCGTGCGGGCTCTATCTTGGCAAATCGTGTTCATTCGGACTCCTGTTGGTCGTTGCTAATTTCTTGATAAACCCACACTTCTGGGTTCTCAACCGGTAGTGCTGAGCCGGAGTGAGGGCATTTGTAGTGACTTGGAAGCACCTCAAGCTGACTGATTGTTATCTCGCCTGTCTCTGGGTCAGGCGAACCATTGGCTACGTTTAATACCATTCCCTCAACACAGAGGTAGCCGAACTTGGAGCGTCCAATAGGGGGTAGGCCATAGTCCAATGCGTTTCTAAAGAATTTGATATAGCCCTGTGTGGCAAGGGCTGAGGTGCGCTCACGTATCGTTCGTTCGCCCCCCAGGCCTGCCTTCCCTTCAAAAGACTCAGCAAACTGATTGGCTGTGTAGCAACGCCCTTGGCTAGCCTCTTCAAACAGGATTTGCAGAATGACATCTCGCTTACGACGGCGTTCAGCATCAAGACGCTGGCCATAGTCTTTGAGCACCAGTCGCTCACTGCTATTTATTTCAAGCCACTCGCCATCGACCTTGTCGACGAACTTGGTTTCTATAGCCGGACCGTTTCGAAGTTCATAGATCAGATGACGGGCGGTCTGTGTTTCATCGGGACGAAAGAGCAGCATCCCCGTCGAGTAATAGCCGCGCAAGCTTCCCGCGCCAGCAAGGGCTTGAAACGGGTCCTCCTCAAACTGACGCTTGCCGAGCTTTTTTGTGTGATGGGCCAAGATCACACCCGCATCGGGATTCACTGCCTGACGAAGACGCTCTACACGCTGGGATAAGAAGTACAGCATCGCGCCGTTATCGTTTTCACCCCCGGCATCGCCCCCGTCAAAGACGTTGCGAATCGGATCAATCACGATGATGTCTGGCGCAAGACCTTTAAAGGCAAGCGCCATGGCTGGTATGACCTGCGCTAGTCCGTGATCATCCAAAATCAGGCGCAACTGTGGCGTGGTAATAAAATTATTCCGAGCTAAGCTCAGATGCGTTGGTGACAGTTGAATCGCCTTCACCCGTTCACGGAGGTAGTGGTACTGAACCTCTGCTTGAAGGTAGAAGACGCGCAGGGGCATGGGTGGCGTCATTCCTAAGAACGATGCGCCCGCCGCCATGTGGGTGAGCCAGGCGAGCAGAAAGTCGCTTTTACCCACCTTTGGGGCACCGCCAAAGACTAATAATCCGCCTGGAGTCAGCACTCGTGGCTCTATCAAATCATTGGGAAGAGGGGAGTCGTCATCGAGCAATGCACCCAGCGTGAAGGTGGGTACGGTGGGTAACTCGGCTTTTATCACTCGACGCTCGGCTTGCGCAATAAAGGCAGTGCAATCAAATCCTTCGAGTAGCGCGTCGGCTGCATCCCATTTAGGTGGCTTATCACTAGGTGGGACAAGGATGGATACAGACTTGCATCCCACGACCGCGCAAGCATGCGCTGCCCGCTCGGCATAATCCCAGCCAGGCGCATCACGGTCTGGCCAAACCAGTACCTCTTTGTTTTTGAGTACTGACCAGTCCGTCTTGTCGATCGGTGCTTTTGCACCATTCATTGCTGTGGTGGCGACAATCCCCGCACTAATCAGGGCATCGGCACATTTTTCACCTTCTACTAGGATGACGGTGTTAGCTCCAAGAAGTGCTGGCAGGTTGTAGAGTGGGCGAGGATCAGGAGCACGCCAGAGGCGTGCCCGCACATCCCATGGCCTGAATTCTTTGCCTGTCGGTGGGTCGTAGCGGTAGACACAGGCTATTAGCTCACCATCGGGACCCACGTAGTCCCATTTTGCGGTGTAGGGGCCAAGCTCATCCATTGGGATTATTCGTGTGTCACGGTTCGCGCTCGACACCACAGGGGGAGCAAAACCAAGCCACAACCTGATCTCTTCGGCAATACGAGGAAAGTCGTGCTGTGTCGACAAACCTCGAGATTTAGCCCAGGCATCGATCAGATCTCCACCATCGTCTTCTGCGAAGTCCTTCCATAGCCCACGCTTTGGGCCTTCAAGCTCAACTACCAGGCTCTTGCCAGGTGCGCCAACAATATCACCCACGTAGAATTTGTTGCCTCGAACTCGACCGTTCGGAAACAAATACAGCAGTACCGACTCCAACCTGTCCAACAGACCATCGCGTAAAGCTTGTGTATCTGATGCAGACTCCTGTCTTTGTTCGGGCGCGTCGTTATAGTCCAGCCAGACGACGTTGCCTGCCTTCATCGGGCCTCCCAGCAACGGTCTTGCCATGCACAGAATTTGCACTCCATATGAGTGGGTGTAGTGGCAACGCGGGGCAACACTTCACTGGCGCTGGTCGCGGTAATCACTCGTACAGCACGATCTGACATGCGCTGCGCGAGACCTCCGTCAAAAGGTATTAACTCAAACCAAATCTCCTGTGTATCTTTGTTGATAGCAGTAAAGAGTACAGGGTTGGTAGAGACCCCTGGAATGCTTGCTTCCATATAGGCTTGGTAAATAGCAACCTGCGCGGCATAGACAGGTTTTGACTTAGTCACCCCGTTCTTTACCGTATCGCGCCAGGACTTATCATTCATTGTTTTGAACTCCCACAGAGCGGGATAGCTCACGCCTAGATCAGCTGGTCCTGCATTCAGGATCCCATCGACGTGGCCTCGAATTTTGCCGCCCGCAACTGAAAACCCAAACTGTCCTCCTTGTGCTTTACGGGTGTAAAGATCAAACCCGGCCAGGCGTAACCATCGGATTGCTAAGTCTTCCAATGTGTGGCCAACCTCAAAGATGCGCAGTAAACGACCAGAAAAGTCTCGGCCCTCATCTACAGGCGTATGGGTGTACTCGTATTGCAGCGCGCGTTCGCAGGAAACTCCTAGGCGGGATGCCCCGAGGTATTCGCGTGGCGTTTGGCCTTCGCGTTCACGTGTCAGTGCTGCATCTATAAGTTGGTTAATTTGGTCCTGCAATTTAGGGCGAGTGTTGAAGTCCAGCATCACTTAGGACCTCTTTGCACGGTTAGACGATCTTGTAAGAAAGCTTTGTCACGCGCAGCCATGTATTCATGTTCAATAGCCATGCTGTCTTGGTAGGCCGTGACGACCACTTCAATGAGGGTCAGCACTTCCTCACGGCTATAGCTTGCAAGAGGACGTTCCATGCCAATGGAACCTACATACTCGCCTAGTGGTCGCAGGCAGGTGACCATAGCCTTATTTTCCATTTCACTTGGATCAATCATTTGTCCTTCCGTTTTATTCATAAGTGTTGAGAAGGCGTTTTGGCAGCGACGCGAGCAAAACACCCACCGAGTTAAGTCGTGAACCGCATGGCTACTTTTGAGGCGTGGATCGAACCAGCCGTAGCCTTTGGCCTGTCGCGTACACACAGCGCATTTCAAGCAGCCTCCAAAGTTGAATGTTCGTGGGCATGAGCATTTAAGTCATTGGCTGCATTGACTAACCGAACGATGGCGCTACGGTTGAAACGAAAGGAAAGTAGGGCTGAGGCCTGATAACGCGTCAGACTAAAGTCAACCTTCATCTCTGGTGATAAGTACTGAAGTTGCTTAGGAGTGGGAGATTCGTTAAGCCAACGGCGTGTCTTGTAGGCTGAGTCTTTCGATTCATGGTCGTTGAGCCAGTCATCGGCTTTGGCCATGCAAACAGTTCGATCGCCGACAGCTAGCAATTGAGTGGGATGTCCTTTGGCCCCGCCCACGGCATGCCACCGCCCGTTGAGAAAAAAGATACCTCCCCATGCATTGAAGCCTGTGGCCATGAGTGCATCGTCGTTGCCAAAGAGATCGCACCAGCGGAAATTGGATCGGCTAAGAAGATCGATCTCGCTCATGATGAAGTGATCAAGTACACCGCGAGACAGGTTGATTTGTCTTTCCCATGCATGACCACAAAGCGGGCACTCCATGACGGCCTTCGGAACTGAGGCACCGCACTCGGGGCAATCTTTGGCAGGGGCATCTCCCAGATTGTCATGACCATCGAGATTGATGTCCTGCTCGAGTGCACCATGTGTCAGGCATGCCGTGCCGAAGTCCAGAACGATGCAGTCGGTTTTCACGACTCCTGGAAACTCTTGAGAGTCGACCGTGCGTAGACCACGGCCCACCATCTGAATAAAAGTGGACTTGTAGGAACTAGGGCGTAGCAGAACCACGCACGAGGTGGGAGTGTAGTCATAGCCTTCGGTCAAAACCGCCACGTTGACCACCACTTGGGCGTTGTCGTTTTCATAAGCGTTCAAGCGCTCCTTGCGCTCGCTATCTGACAACTCGCCATGGATTAAGACGGACTTGATTCCTGCTCGATTGAACGCGCTGCAGACATCCGTGGCGTGCTCGACGGTTGAGCAGAAGACGATGGTTTTGCGATCGCGCGCCTTTTCCTTCCAATTGCTAATAACCGACTCGGTGATTAGCGTTTTGTTGAGTATGGTGGCGACCTCATTCATGTCAAAGTCGATCGCGGTGCGGCGCACATTTTGCAATGCTTCCTGCGTACCAACATTTATCACATAGGTTCGTGGAGGTACTAGGTGGCCGCTGGCGATCATCTCGCCTAGCGTGATCTGATCAGCAACATTGCTGAACACTGCGCGCAACCCCTTACCATCACCTCGGTTTGGAGTGGCAGTCAAACCGCAGATCGCCGCCTTCGGGTTTTTGACCAACACCTGGTCGATCACCTCTCGGTAGCTGGGCGATGCGGCATGATGCGCCTCATCAATCACCAGTAGGTCCAGA